AGGACCAGCCATATCTACAGGTACAGGAACTCAAGCATCACATCCTAATTTTCCAGGTTCAGGTTTTGGAAATCCTGGTGGACCGGTAGCGGCGGAACCACAACCTTCTGCAGGTGGTGGCGGTGCGGGAAGTGCTGGTGGAACAAATACTGCTGGTGCAGGAAAAGATGTTAGTCCGTTTGTAGGAACTTTAAGTGTTCCAGGTTGTTATACAGGTCCAGGTAATTTTAGAGCTGGTGGTGGCGGTGGTAGTAATTCTGGTGCTGGTGGTTCTGGTGGTGGAGGAACAGGAGTAGGTGGAACAGGTTGTAATGGTCAAGCAGGTTTAACAAATTCAGGTGGTGGCGGAGGCGGAGCTGGTGGATCTCCACCAAATAGATGTGGTGGAGCAGGTGGATCAGGAGTTGTTATTACAAAAGAATTAAACAAAGCAAGTGGTGTGTGGTCAATGCAAAGCGCATTTCAAAATCAATCAGCCGGAACATGGCCAAGATTTATTCCAACACAAACAATAGCTACTAAAGGAATATTTATGGTAGGTGGTGGAGGTGGAACAGGTGTAGTACCATCTGGTGGTGGAGGCGGTGGCGGAGGATTAATCTTAACACCTAATTCTTATCCTCTTACTGTTTGTGGAGCAGCGGGATCCGCAATTCCAATTACGATTGGAGCAGGTGGTGTAGGTGTTGGTTGGGGCACACAAGGAGCTAATGGTACGGCTACTTATTTAGGGGGATCAACAGATTGTAATTCTTTAGTCGCTGTAGGTGGTGGAGGCGGTAGTGCAAGTTCTTGTAATGGTAATCCAGGAGGTTCTGGAGGTGGTGGTTATGGTGAAGGAGGCACAACTGCTGGTACAGCAACACAATCTAGTCAACCAGGTGATTCAGGAACATATGGATTTGGTAATGCTGCTGGAGCAGGTTCAGCTCCTGCGAGAGCTGGTGGTGGAGGTGGTGGTGCTGGTGGTGCCGGTAGTGCTGGTACAGGTTCAATAGGACCAGGTCCAGCAGGAGGTGCTGGTGGTAATGGTAAAGATGTAACACCTGTTATGGGATCATTAGGTACTCCTTTCTTTGGACCAACTAATGGAACATTTGGTGGTGGTGGCGGTGGTAATAAATGTACAGCGCCAGGTGGTGCTGGTGGATCAGGTGGTGGAGGTAACGCAGTTCCAGTTGCACCAGGTAGTGGTTATGCCGCAGGTTCAGATGGAGCGATTAATACAGGTGGAGGTGCTGGTGCTTCTTATGGTATAGGTCCCACAGGTACTCCTCCTACTGGTGGAATGACTGGTGGTTCGGGAAGAATGATAATAAATTTTCCTGATTCATTAACAATCGCAGTTACTCCTTGTGCTAATTCAGTTAACCCTTCTCCAGGTTCTACAAAAACTGCAGTCTTTACAGTTTCAGGAACATTGACAGTCTCATAATAAATGTTATATTAAGTTCATAAAGACATATGAACCTTAGAAATTATTATTGGTATTTTAAATCAGCTATTCCTTCTAGAATCTGTGATGATATTGTAAAATATGGTAAATCATTACAAGATCAAATGGCAGTTACGGGTGGATATGGTAATGCTAACAACTTAAATCAACAACAAATTAAAGATTTAAAAAAACAAAGAGATTCGAATATAGTTTGGATGTCTGATAGTTGGATTTATAAAGAAATACAACCTTATGTTCGTCAAGCAAATGCAAACGCAGGTTGGAATTTTCAATGGGATTTTTCAGAAGCCTGTCAATTTACTAAATATGAAAAAGGACAATACTATGATTGGCATTGTGATGGTTGGGACCAACCTTATCAAAGAGAACCAAACGATCCAGCTAATGGAAAAATTAGAAAGTTATCAGTAACAGTAACATTATCTGATCCTAAAGAATATACAGGCGGTGAATTAGAATTTGATTTTAAAAATCAAAACCCTAATAAAAAACCAGACATTAGAAAATGCACAGAAATACTTTCTAAAGGATCTTTAGTAGTATTTCCTGGATTTGTGTGGCATAGAGTATGTCCAGTTAAAAAAGGAAAAAGACATAGTTTAGTAATTTGGAATTTAGGGTGGCCTTATCAATGAAGAATAAAAAATTAAAACAAAAAAGAAGAAAAGAAAAAATTAAAACAGTTTTTCCTTTACAATTAAATAGAGACGAATTGTTTAAATGTCCTGTGTGGTATGCAGACGAACCAAAGTTTGTAGATAAATTAAATAAAGCATCAGATGCTTATATTGAAAAATCTAAAAAAGAAATGCAAAAAAATATTGATACAAGAAATAAAACGTTTGGTGATAAAGGAGATATGGGTCACGTTTTTCACTCAACAACTTTATTAGGAGACCCTAATTTTAAAGAACTTACAAATTATATAGGAGCTACATCACATAATTTATTAGGTGAAATGGGTTTTGATTTAAGTCAATACCAAGTATTTACTACAGAAATGTGGGTACAAGAATTTTGTAAAAATGGTGGAGGACACCATACATTACACACTCATTGGAACGGACATATCTCTGGTTTTTATTTTTTAAAAGCTAGTGAAAAAACATCAAGACCAATATTTGAAGACCCTAGAGCAGGTAATGTAATGAATCTTTTACCAGAAAAAGATAGAACAAAAGTAACTTATGCATCTTCACAAATTAATTATGAAGTTAAACCAGGAAGAATGATATTCTTTCCATCTTATATGCCGCATCAATATATGGTAGATATGGGATATGAACCTTTTAGGTTTATACATTGGAACTGTCAAGCTATACCGAAAGGAGTATTAAATGTCGTTTAAAAAAAATAAATATAGTGTTTTGAAAAATGCGATTAATAAAGAAATGGCAGATTTTTGTTTTGCTTATTTTTTAAATAAAAGAAAAGTAGCAAGATTTTTATTTGATCAACAATATATATCACCTTTTACAGAATATTGGGGAATATGGAATGATGAACAAGTTCCAAATACTTATTCTCATTACAGTGATGTTGTAATGGAAACATTATTAGAAAAAGTTAAACCAGTTATGGAAAAACACACTAATCTTAAATTAAGTCCTACATATTCCTATGCTAGAATATATAAAAAAGGAGATGTATTAGCTAGACACAAAGATAGATTTAGTTGTGAGATATCTACTACATTAAATTTAGGTGGAGACCCATGGCCTATATATTTAGATCCTACAGGAAAAACAAGTCAAGCTGGAATTAAAGTTGAATTAGATCCAGGAGACATGTTGATATATTCTGGATGTGATCTTGAACATTGGAGAGAAGAATTTACAGGCAAAGATTGTGGGCAAGTATTTTTACACTATAATAAAAAAGGTTCTAAATTAGCAAAAGAAAATGAGTTTGATAAAAGACCCTTCTTAGGTCTACCTGCTTATTATAAAGGTGCAAAGTTGACAAAACCTAAAAAATAGAATATAAAAGAATCTTGCAGGGGGATGATCCACCACAGATTCCCTCTGCTTTAACCGTTTGAATTTCCTTACAATCTGATATAAACCTAATAAACAGGATTTTTATATGTTACAAAAACTAGGTTTTTTACCCGGATTCAATAAACAAGTTACATCTACCGGCGCTGAGTCTCAATGGACAGGAGGCGAAAACGTTCGTTTTAGATATGGTACACCTGAAAAAATAGGTGGTTGGACACAGTTAGGTGAGTCTAAACTTACCGGTGTTGCTCGAGGTTTACATCATTTTGTTAATACAGCCTCTACAAAATTTTCAGTTATAGGAACTAATAGAATTTTATATGTTTATTCAGGAGGAGTGTATTATGACATTCATCCTTTAGTTAACCCATCAGGCACAGCAATTACAAATGCTTTTAGTACAACTAATAATGACCCGGAAGTAACTATTACTTTTCCTGGTTCTCACAGTTTTCAAGCAGGAGATATTATATTATTTGGTGATGCTTCTACATTTTCAACCATTACTAATTCTAATTTTGGAGCTTCTGATTTTGCTGATAAAAAATTTATGGTAACAAGTGTACCTACTTCAACTACAATTACTATAACAATGCCAAGTAATGAAACCGGGAGTGGGGCAACTACCTCTGGAGGAATTACTTATTATCAATATTATCACGTAGGACCTGCAGAACAAGTTGGAGCGTTTGGTTGGGGTATATCTTTATTTGGTGGTACAATTTTAGGATCAGCTACAACTACATTAACTGCTCCTGGCTTAGGAGATAATGCATTTGGAACTGGAGGATCAGGAACTACAGTTAATGTTGGAAGCACAACAGGATTTCCTTCTACAGGAACAAATTATTTTCAAGTAGGTAGCGAAGAAATTTCTTATACGGGTGTCACTGCTACAAGTTTTACAGGAATTACAAGAGCTGTAAGAGGTTCAACACGAGCTGCACATAGCGGAGGAGCTACAGTAACTAATACTTCTAGTTGGACTGGATGGGGATCACCAGCAGCCAACACCGATAAAGTAACCGATCCTGGTTTATGGTCATTAGATAATTTAGGAACAACTCTTATAGCACTAATACATAATGGTGAATGTTTTGAATGGGACGGCGATGCAGCTAATGCAACAGCAACTAGAGCAACTATTATAGCAGGAGCACCAACAGCATCTAGAGATATGCTAGTATCTACTCCCGATCGTCACTTAGTATTTTTTGGTACAGAAAAAACTATTGGAGATAAAACTACACAAGATGATATGTTTATAAGATTTTCGTCTCAAGAAGATATAAATACTTATACACCTACGGCAACCAATAGTGCTGGTACACAAAGACTGGCCGACGGATCACGGATCATGGGAGCTAAACTAGGTAGAAATGCAATTTATATTTGGTCTGATACAGCTTTATTTACCATGCGTTTTGTTGGAACTCCATTTACATTTGCCTATGAACAAGTAGGAACTAACTGTGGATTGATAGGTATGAATGCAGCAGTAGAAGTTGATGGTGCTGCGTACTGGATGTCTGATAATGGTTTTTTTAGATTTACTGGTAAACTAGAATCTATGGACTGCTTAGTAGAAGACTATGTTTATGATGATCTTAATACTACTTCAAATCAATTAGTATATGCCGGGATTAATAACTTGTTTGGTGAGGTTACTTGGTTTTATCCAACATCAACATCTAATGTTGTTAATAGAGCTGTTACATATAGTTATTTAGATTCAACAGCTAAAAGACCTATATGGTTTACGAATGCAAGTACTTTGTTTGCAAGAAGCACATGGGAAGATTCAGCAGTATTTGGTTTACCGCATGGCACTAAATATGATGCTGATAATGATACATCATTTGATGTGACTGGTAATACAGATGGTACAACAATTTATTTTGAACATGAAACTGGAGTTAATCAATTAGAAGCTGGAGCAGTAACTACGGCAATACCAGCAAACATTACTTCTGGAGATTATGATATTACACAAAAAGTTATTAGAGGAGCTGCAACTAATATGGCGGACCTTAGAGGTGATGGTGAAAATATTATGAGAGTTAGTAGAATTATACCTGATTTTATTGCACAACAAGGAGATACAATTATACAATTAGATTTAAGAAACTATCCTAATAACACAGCAGCTAGTTCATCACTTGGACCTTTTACTGTAACAACAAGTACAAATAAAGTTGATACACGTGCAAGAGCTAGAGCAGTTGCGCTAACAATATCAAACACAGCAGTGGATACTAGTTGGAAATTAGGAACGTTTAGATTAGACATACATGCAGGAGGAAGAAGATAATGGCAAAAATAGTACAAACATTAACTAGAGCAAGTGCGGAGTATGAAGAAGACGTAGCTCAATCTTTAGTTAGAGATTTAGATGCAGTGTTAGAAAAACTAAACACTACATTTCAAGAAGAATTAAAACAGGAGATAGAAGCTAGAGCTTTTTTTATTGAATAATGGCAGTAGTAAATCAATATAAATTTTATGGTAAAACCACAACTGCGGCTGAAACAGTTAACATGTTATCTCCAGCAGTTAATGAAACTATAATTATTAAATCATTAAGAGTAACTAATAAATCTGGTTCAAATACCCCTACTATTAGTATCTTAAACAACGGGTTTTTTGTTATTAATACACAACAATTAGCAACAAATACAAGTGTAGAAATACTAACTCTTCCTTTAATAGTAGAAGGGGGAACAATTTTAAAGTATACTACAGCAGGAACTATGGGTGATGGCGTAGATATTGCCATTAGTTATTTAAATATAGTGAAGGAAGTAACAACATAATGATAGAACTAAAACCAGAAAAAATAATAACAACGATTAAAAACAAGAAAACAGGTGAAGTTTACGAGACTGAAGAAGCTTTAAAAGCTGCTAATATACCTGAAGAGGACGTGCAAAGAGATGTAACAGTTATCATGCCACCTCTTGATTTGTTTGGAAAAACACAGTAAAAGGAGATACTATGGAAGAAAAAATTTCAATGAGAGAATCAATAGAAACAGGGGCACCTAATATTAAATATAATAGAGGTGACATTAGAATGGGTATGGAAGAAGATACTCAAGGCAGACAAATAGCGGCAGAAATATGGTCACAAATGGAGCCACAACAAAAAGCTCAGTTTGCTAGTTTCGATGCTTTCTTTCAAAGTGGAATTTGGAAACAAATTATACAGCAGTTGCAACAAGATCAATCAGGAATTAGATCTCAAGCTCCAGAAATGAGTATGAGTGAAAACGTTAACATGGCAGAGCAGATGCCTGGTGGCGGAATAGCTGATGTTGATGTCAGAGAAAAAGTTGCAATGGCAGCCAACGGCGGTTTGATGGGTCTCTATAACAGAGGGATGTAATCATGGCTGGTATAAAAGATACCAAAACAATTAAAGGCCAACCACATTTGTTGGCATACATAACACCAAACGAAGTTAAAAAATTAAAAGCTTTAGGTGGTCAAGAAACTATGACACCTGAAGGTATACCTGCGTATCCTGAATCTGATTACTATGGTGTTAGTCAAGATGATTTTGCAAAAGGAGATTTTTCTAAATCAACAGACAAAACTGTAAGAGACTTAGCAACTGGAAAAACTGGAGTATCAGCTGCTGAGTTAGCTAGACGAAATATGAAAGAAAAAATTGAAGCAGGTTTTACAGGTCAAAGTAAAGTTAACCCTACTTTTTTTGAAATAGGTGGAAAAAAAGATAGAATAAATAAAACAAGAAGACAAAAATTTATTAATTATTTAATAAATGAAAAAAAGAAAAATTTACAAAAAGGTTTAATGGACCCAAGTATTCCTGGTGTAGATGTAATGACTATGGAAGAAATGATTGGTCTTGCTCCAAGCGTTAAAGATTTAGTTAATAAAGGAGTTTTTAAAGCTGATGGTCCATATGCTAAAGGAGAAAAAATTCCTAGTTACAATATAAACCCAGAGATGCCTGGTCTACTTGGTATGTTTGCCAATAAATTTGGTGCTCCAGTTACTTCGGATAAATTACAGGACTATTATAGTCAAATAACAGAACTTCAAAATTTAGATCCTAAAGATTCTAAAAATAGTATACAAAATTTAATAGAAACATATCAGCCTAATAGACTTAACTTTATAGATCAAGACAAAGGAAACCCTTATATTTTACCACAATACGCAATGATGGGTGGTGGTGCAGATACGGGTAAAGAAGATGCTACAGAAGAACTGACATTTGACTACAGATTTGGTGACCCTAATGCAAAACAAGCAGCAGATGTAACACGGGCATCTTACATATTTAATCAAGGCGGTAGAGTTC